CCTGTTGACCCAACACAAGGCGCTTTTGACTTTGGGGAAAGCCCAGAGAAACCAGAGAAGCGTAAAGTCGGACCGAGTCAGTTCGATGATGAGTTGCGTAAACAGGAAGACGCTCGTAAAGAAGATAAGCAAGATAAAGCTAAGTCTAAAGCTGCTGAGAACGAAGAGTTCAAAGATAAGCGTCAACCAAAGAGTGATTTAATCCGTCAGGCTGAGATTGAGAAGATGAAAGAGATTCTTAATAAACCTAAAGCTGGTGGCGGTGCTAGAAGTGGTGGTGGCGGTGGTGGTTCATCACAAAGCCTGATTCAGAAGATGAACCCGTTGTCAAAGCCTTACAAAGCTGGCGGTAAAGTATCTTCAGCTTCTAAACGTGCCGATGGCATAGCAATTCGTGGAAAGACAAGAGCATGAGACCTTCCCGTGGTATGGGCGACGTAGCCCCTTCTAAAATGCCTGGTGCGAAAAAGAAAGCTCGCAGGGATGACACCGACTTTACCCAATACGCTAAAGGTGGTAAGGTAGGTAAAGGTGGCGCAGCTAATGTTGTCACTACTAAAGGCGGCACTGCTTCTGCTATGGCTAAAAAGCTGTTGTCTAAACCTGGCTCATTAACTGCTTCTGATATGTTTTCCGGTGGCGGTCTGTATGAGAATATTCATAAAAAGCAAGCACGTATTAAAGCTGGTTCTGGTGAGACAATGCGTAAGCCTGGGTCTAAGGGTGCGCCTAGCAAAGCGGACTTTATTAAATCAGCTAAAACAGCGAAGAAAAAATAATGGCAAATACATCGGGCATAGCAGATTTTGACCTTGACCTCGCCGAGTTAATCGAAGAGGCGTACGAGCGTGCTGGCTTACAGCTGCGTTCTGGTTACGATATGCGTACTGCTCGTCGTAGCTTAAATCTACTAACTATTGAGTGGGCTAACCGAGGCATCAACCTGTGGACTATTGAGCAGGGGCAGATTACTATTAATACTGGGCAGGCTATGTATGCACTGCCTGTAGATACGATTGACCTTTTAGACCAAGTTATCCGTACTGGTTCAGACCAAACCCAAGTTGATATTAATATCAGCCGTATTTCCGAGTCTACCTATTCAACGATACCGACTAAGAATGCAAACGGTCGCCCTATTCAAGTTTGGATTAACCGCCAGACAGGGCAACAGAACACTATTACAGCCACATTAGCTTCTACGATTACTAGCACCGACACTACTATTACTTTGAGTTCTGTAGCTGAGTTAGGTACTACAGGCTTTATTCAGATTGGCTCTGAGATCATATCGTACCAAAACGTAGATACTGCGGCTAACCAGCTTTTAAATTGCTTCCGTGGACAGGCTGGGACAACTGCGGCAGCACATACATCAGGCGCTGCTATTACAGTGCTAAACCTACCTAATATTAACGTCTGGCCTACTGGTGACGGTGGCGGTCCTTACACATTCGTTTACTGGCGTTTACGCCGACTACAGAATGCTGGTGATGGTGTTAACGTACAAGACATTCCGTTCCGCCTAATTACCTGTTTAGTTGCTGGTCTGGCGTTCATGATTGCGGCTAAGAAACCAGAAGTTGCTCCTGAGAGAGTAGCGTTTCTAAAGTCTGAATATGAGCAACAGTGGTTATTGGCGTCACAAGAGGATAGAGATAAAGCTGCTGATAGGTATGTACCACGTCAGTTATTCTACTAAGGTGATGTATGCCAGAAAAGTATGCGTCAGGTAAATGGGCAATTTCGGAGTGCGACCGGTGTGGTCAGCAATACAAGCTCAAGGAATTAAAGAAACAAGTATTAAAGACAAAGCTTTATAATATTAAAGTCTGTCCTAGTTGCTGGGATCCAGATCAGCCGCAGTTGCAGTTAGGTATGTACCCAGTCTCAGACCCACAAGCTATACGGGAACCAAGGCCAGATACGACTTACTACTCCTCAGGTTTAACAGGATTGCAAACACAGTTAGGAAACTCTAACGCTATAACAGAGTCTGGGTATCCTGCAGATGGTAGTAGACAGATACAATGGGGTTGGGCTCCAGTAGGTGGGGCAAGTCAATTTGATACGGTTTTAACGCCTAACAACTTGATTGCATTAGGGCAAGTAGGTACAGTAACAACAACAGTTAACTAGGAGTAAATTATGACATTTAAATCAGGCGCTAATGGTATCGAGTCCAAAGGCAAAACAAAAGGCAAAAACTTGGGTGATTCAGGCCCAACTGCTAAGACTATGAACGGTCCAATTAAGAGCACTGTTGGTAAGAAAAATGCCAACATGAAAACTATGGGTCGTGGTATGGCTAAACTTGCTGCTCAAAGAGGTCGTTAATCATGGCTATCAATAATAAACCAGCTAGCGCTTACGCTAAGCCTCATACAATGAGCGGTAAAGCTATTGATGCTAAAGAAAGCGTTACCAAAAAAGGTAACAGCGTAGACGCAATTAAAATGTCTGTTGGCGACCAAGTGTTTAAAGCTCAAAACGATGCAGTTAAAACTGACGGCATTAAGCAACGTGGATCAGGCGCTGCAACTAAAGGCTTCACATCTCGTGGGCCAATGGCCTAGTAGGGTAAACCCGAATGAATTACGTACAACTGTACCAAGCAATACAGGACTATTCTGAGAATACAGAATCGCTTTTTGTAGCAAACATACCGCTTTTTGTAAAAGAAGCTGAAGAGCGTATCTATAACTCAGTTCAAATCCCTTCGTTACGCAAAAATGTGACAGGCACTGTTACGGCTGGCAATAAGTATTTATCTTGCCCAAACGACTATCTATCTACCTATTCAATGGCAGTTATTGATACAGATACGTCGTATAAGTATTTGCTTAACAAAGACGTAAACTTCATTCGTGAGGCTTACCCAACGCCGACATCTACTGGACTGCCTAAATATTACGCACTGTTTGGTTCTCAATACAGCAGCGCTAATGAGCTATCTTTTATTATGGGGCCAACCCCAGACACCAGCTATAACGTAGAACTACACTATTTCTACTACCCAGTATCTATTGTGCAAGGGGCTATCTCTGGCAGCGGTACAGTTGTTGGAGGCTCTCTATATACAGATGGAAACTATAGCAATGTGCCTTTAACAGGCGGTTCTGGTTCTGGAGCAACGGCAAACATAACTATTTCTGGGCAGGTTGTAACTTCTGTAACTATCAAGAACGGTGGTAACTTCTACGTTGTTGGGGACGAACTATCGTGCTCTAGCGTCTATGTGGGCGGCTCTGGTTCTGGATTTACTTACACTATTACCAGCATTGACAACGCTGAAGGCACAAGCTGGCTTGGCGATAACTTTGACCCCGTTCTCTTGTACGGCTCTATGCGTGAAGCTATGTTGTTCATGAAGGGCGAGCAAGACTTGGTTAAATACTACGAAGACAAGTACACCGAAGCATTAATGCAACTTAATCGTTTGGGAACTGGTTTGGAACGTGGCGACGCATACAGGGACGGGCAAGCTAGAATCCCGGTTAATCCATGATTACACAAGGCCAATGCACCATCTTCAAACAAAACTGTTTAAGCGGCTTAGAGAACTTTGCAGCTGGAACCCCCTATACCTATAAGATTGCCCTATATACCGGCAGCGCCGACTTAAATGAAACAACGTTGGCTTATACATCCGTGGGTGAAGTAGTAGGTACGGGGTACACAGCAACAGGCAAGGTTTTAACAGTATCTCAAGTACCAACGTCTAGTGGGTTTACAGCTTATATATCCTTTGCAAACGTAACTTGGAACCCTGCTTCCTTTACGACTAGAGGGGCTTTAATCTATAATAGCACTACTGGAGCTGCTGTTGCCGTGCTTAATTTTGGGGCGGATAAAACCCCAACTACAAGTTTTACAATTACTTTTCCAACGGCGGATGCAGCAGACGCCATAATTAGATTTAGCTAGGAGTATTTATGAGTTCTGAAATTACAAAATTAGGCGATAGCTTCGGAGCTAATGCTTCTTACGGCGGTGGCGCTGTCGAGACTGTTGGACTTGAAGGTGTATACGTTGCTACATGCTACGGCGCCGACGGCGTTGAAAAGTGGTCTGATACCATTGAAAACCTAACAACTAACGTAGGCCGTGCAAACTTGATGAACTCATACTTTGCAAATACAGGCGGTGGCGCTATTGTTATGGGTCTAGGTGGTGCTCGTATTATTTATAACTATACTCCTGCTTACACAGACATACA